TTCCTTCTGACTGTTGTATTTCGAAGGTAGCACTACGCCAGAATTTGGCCAGGACCCAGTACATAGGCACTACAAGCTATCGTCGATAGGCTCGTACTGCCCGATTTTGCCCGCGTTCAAATGAGGTTGAACCGCGCGCGCGCGAGGATAGGGGTATCTCCCACCGACGTGTCTTGCTCCGATGGCCAACGGCAACAACCTCGAACTCGCCCTGCGCATCAAGACCGACCTCCAGAGCGGGGTCCAGGGTCTTGAGGCGTTGAAACAGTCGGTCAGCGATGTCGGCGAAGTCACGCAGCAGACGCAGGGCGAGCTCGATGCCCAGACTCAGCGCCTACGCGCCATGGTGGCAGCAAGCCTAGAAGCCAAGCGAGCTCAGGACGCTTTATCCACGTCGGTGGCGCAGCAGGGCGATGCGATCCGTTTGGCCGGTTCAAACTGGCAAGACACCGCGCGTGCCCAATCCGACGCAATGAATGCCTATCACAATGCCGAGCGCGCAACCCGCCTGCAGGCCCAGGCGCAGCAAGAGGCGACGGTCCAGGCATCGAAGGTGGCCAGCGCTACTAATGCCCAAACAGCAGCCATGCGCACTGCCGGACTTACTGCTGGCCAATATCAGCAGGCAATGCGCATGCTCCCTATGCAGCTCACCGACGTAGTCACAAGTCTTTCGACTGGCATGCCCGTTTGGATGGTCGCCATCCAGCAAGGCGGCCAAATTCGAGACTCCTTCAACGGTATTGGTCCGGCTGCTAGGGCTGTTATCTCGGCAATCAATCCGATGACAGCGGCAATTGCCGCCGCGGTCGGTGTTGCCGCAACTCTCGCTATTGCCTACCGTCAGGGTGCCCAGGAAGCCGTCGCATATCGAGATGCAATCATTCTCACCGGCAATGCTGTGGGGCTAACCAGCGATCAGCTCGCTGGCATGGCATCTCGAATTGATCAGGTTTCCGGGACTCAAAGACAAGCTGCTGCCGCTCTGGCTGAAATTGCTTCAAATGGCCAATTCGCTGGTAGCCAGGTTGAGGCAATTGGTACCGCTGCCGTGGCAATGGAGAATGCCACCGGAAAGGCGGTATCCGACACAGTTGCTGAGTTCGCCAAACTGGCCAAGGAGCCAGCTAAAGCATCCGCAGAGCTAAACCAGCGCTATAACTACCTGACCGCCTCTATTTACGAACAAATCCAGGCGCTTGAGCAGCAGGGCAATACCACTGCATCTGCTCAACTTGCCATCGACACCTATAGCCAGACCATCATCCAGCGCTCCGCTCAAGTGGAGGGCAACCTCCAAGGCATGGACAGATGGTGGAAAAGTATCAAGGAGTCCGCTGCCGAAGCCTGGGACGCCATGGTAGGCATAGGCCGGGAAATTCCTATCGATCAGCAAATTGCTGACCTCGACAAACGTATCGCTCAGGCCCAATCGCGATCCGGCCGTTCGCTGGGCAATAGATTTCAGCCGACTGCAGATACCACAGCGCTCGAGAGCGAGCGCAACAGTAAGCAGTTGGAAAGAGAGCAAGCTGAAGGCGAGGCGCGCCAGCGTGCTGCGCTCGCTCGTTACAACCAAGAAGCCATTGCAACAGATCGCGCTCGCCAGACAGCGGCAGATACCTTCGTCAAGACCAGCGAATCTCAGCTCCAAAGCCTGCAGAAACTGACGGACGTCGAGCGCGCCCGCCAGATCATGCAGAAGCAGGGCATCACCGAGAACAGCACTCTCGGCCAGAGCATGCTGCAGGCGGCGCAGGCAACCGATCGGCAACGGGCCTCCAACGAAGCCGCCACCGAAGCCGAGCGCGAAGCCAACAAGGCGCGGCGCGAGGCGGAGCAGGCGGCGAAGTCGGCAGCCCGGGAAGCCGAGCAACTGGCCAAGCAGCAGGAGCACTACGTAGTCGGCCTGGAACGGCAGGCCGCAACCCTGGGCAAAACCTCTGCAGAGACTCGCGCCTATGACCTCGCTGAGAAGGGTCTGACCGGCGCTCTGCTGGCCCGCGCCCAGGCCGCTCTGGCGGCAACCGACGCCCAGGAGCAACTGCGCCAGGCTACGGCCGACGGCAAGCAGCTCGCCGAGATCCAGGCGCAGATCCTGTCGGCCCAAGGCCGTGGCAGTGAGGCGGCGGCGATCCAGATGGAGCAGCAGTACGGCGAGCTGCTCAAGCGTCTCACGGCTCGCGGCGATACCGCCGGTGTGGCGCTGGTCGATAGCCTGGTCAACACCCAGGTCGTGAAGGCCAAATTCGATGAGCTGCAGCAGCAGTTCGATCGCGTGATGAACGAACGTAGCCGGCGAGAGCAGTCGGTCCAAGCTCAGCAGCAGGCCGGCCTGATTGGCGAGAGCGAAGCGCGCCGCCAGATCCTGCAGATCTACCAGGAAACGTCGGGCGAGCTGGATGACCTGATCGCCAAGATGGAGGCGTTGGCCAACGCTTCAGGCAACCCCGAGTTGGTCGAGATGGTGAGGCGGCTCCGGGGCGAACTGGAGCGCAGCAAGCAGCAGGTGGATGAGTTCGCCGTCGCGCTGCGCGAGGGCCTCACCGATGGCATCCAGGAATCGTTCAAGGGCCTGATCAAAGGCACGATGTCATTCAAGGAGTCGATCTCCAACATCTTCGAGAGCATCGGCGACTCGCTGCTCAACGCCCTGAGCCGCCGGGTGGCTGACAACTCGGCCGACACCATCATGGGCATCCTGGGCTTCGCGACGGGCCAGCAGGGTCAATCCGCCGGCAATGGGATCGCCGCGATGGCAGGACAGCAGGTCGCCGCCATCCAACAGGTGTCGATGGCTCAGCAGGCTGCCAACACCGCTATGGCCACGTCCTCGGTGGCATCGGCCAACGTCGCCGCGGCGGGCCAGGTCACTGCGGCCGCGACGACCACCACCGCCTGGACGCCGGCGGCCATCACTGCGTCGATCGGCTCCTTCGGGGCCGCGGCGGCAATCGGCCTGGCAGCCGTCATTGCGGCCATGGCCTTCAAGGCGTTCAAGGACGGTGGCCACGTCACCGGCCCCGGTACCGGCACCAGCGACAGCATCCCCGCCCGGCTTTCCAACAACGAGTTCGTGACCCGCGCCGCCGTCGTCACCCAGCCGGGCGCGCTGGACTTCCTGGATGACTTCAACCGCCGCGGCATGGTCGCGCTGGGCGACTACGGTACTGCCAACCATTCCACCGGCGGCTTGGCCGGTACGCCGGCGCCAAGCTACCCGGCGCCAGTCCTGCCCAACGGGGGCCAGCCGGCCGATCCGTCGACCAACCTGAGCACCACGCTCAAGAACAGCCAGAACTTCTACCTGGTGGACGATCCAGCTCGCGTGCGCGATGCCGCTTGGGACGACCAGGGCGTGGAGCGCATGTACATCGCTATCCAGCGTGACCCCCAGAAATTCCGCAACCTGATCAATCCGAGAGGCTAGAAATGCCGAACACTATCGGCTACGTGGATAACGCCAACGGCCAGTCGGCGCACTACAACATGCTGCAGAAGATCCGCGACTTCGCCTCGGCCAACGGCTGGCAGGTGCTTCGGTACGTGACCAACGTGGAAAATCGCGAGCTGATCCTCAAGGGCACCGGCCTGTCCGGTACCGAGGAGATCTTCGTCGGCTTCCGCACCTATCAGGACGCCAGCGCTGACTACTACAACCTGGTGGCCGCTGTTTTCACCGGCTACGTCGCCAGCAATACCTTCGACACCCAGCCCGGGGCATACCTGTCCGGTGTGCCGGCGCATAACAACCGCATCGACTACTGGCTCACGCTCAACGGCCAACGCATCGCCCTGGCCATGAAAGTAGGTACCCCGGTCTATGAGTCGGCTTATGTGGGCAAGATCCTTCCCTACGGCCGCCCGAGCCAGTACCCCTACCCGGTGGCATGCGGCGGAATGCTGCAGGGCGCTACCGCGACCCGGTTTTCCGATGCCAGCCACTCGATGCCCTACAAGGGTAATCGCAGCAACTTCGGTCTTCGTACCAACGACGGCTGGAAACAGCCTTATACCTACCCTTGGCAAAACGTTCAGATCGCTAGTCAGTACGTGAGTCAGGACTATCAGCTGCGTGATACCGGCAATTCCTATCCGCTGCTCCCAATCGAGCTCAACGACAACACCAGTAATCTGTGGGGTGCGCTGGACGGCATCCACTACATCAGCGGTTTCAACAATGCAGTCGAGAACACCTTCGCCTTGGGCGGCGTGACCTATGTCGTCATGCAGGACGTGGCTCGCACCGCACACATCGACTACTACGCAATGCGGATGGATGCCTGATGGCCAACTACTACAAGGGATCGGTTAACGGGCTGGCCGCGCTGCGCGACGCAATCTTCGCAGCGTGCACGGCAGAAGGCTGGACGCTGACTGGAGACATTCTGTCGAAGGACACGATGTTCATTCAGATCAAGGTCGCCTCGCCTTACCTGACGTTCCAAGGTGGGACCGGAATTGCGGACGGCGCACTTTCTGGCGCTACTCAGACCAACGTATCGATTGCCGAAACACTGTTCCCTAACGCCGGTTCCTACGGGATGCCCTCGATTACCTGGCCTGCCAACTACGAGGTTTTTATCTTCGGGCAGGAGGTCTACGTAGTGTTGAATTACAACGTGGATCTATACCAGTGGGCTGCCTGGGGTAAATCAACGGTAAGCGGTCTCTCAGGAACGGGAATGTGGTTCGGCGCCACACGTCGCAGCACAAAGAGTAGCAACTGGGCAGGTTGGTCGATGGAGCCCAACTACGGAGGCAGTATCTACGGCGCACCGGCGCTCTTCTGGAGTGGCAGTACTTGGTACGCCGGCACCGGTTTCGAGAGCTACGTGCATTCCGGCGTCGACGAGGGATCCTGGTATCCCCTCGACTCGAGGGACACCTCCGCCCCAGGGATTGCCCCGATCGACCCGCTGATCCGCATGCTCCCCAATGCCTGGAATAGCGAAGCCGTGCTCTTGCCGATCCGCGCCTATCAATGGCGCGCCAGTCGTAAGATTTCGCTGATCGCAGATCTTGAGCACGCCCGCCACGTTCGGATGGACAACCTCGAGCCAGGTGAAATCGTCACTCTGGGTAGCGAGAAGTGGAAGGTGTTCCCGTGGTATCGCAAGGACGCTGTAAACCGTAATGGTGGAAGCGACATCAAGCATTCGGGCACCTTCGGCTGGGCCATCCGGTACGTCGCCTGATGGCTACCATCCAAGCCCAGCTCGCCCGCGCTAGCATGGGCGGCTACGTCAATCCGCACGTCACCCAGGCGCATGACAGCTTCGCCTGGGTCGCGATGCCTTTCGCCACGCTCGCCGTCCGGGCGGTAGGCGGCGCGCCAATGACCAGCCAGCTGCCGGTGGAAGCCAACGGCCGCGCGATCGCTGCCCAGGACGTCGGTGCCTTCGTCGACGACTACTACGACCGTATCCACGTAGCGCCGCAACAGCTGGATCTGGGTAATGTCGTCAGCACCCAGACTACCGCCGTGCGGGTCTGGAACGCTTACCGGACCGCCCGCAGCCTGGTTTCGATCTCCGGTATCGAGGAGGGCATCGAGCTTACCGGCCAGGGCGCTGCCCCCTTACTGTTCGCGCCGCTCCAGGAGCGAACCTGGAACGTCTCGATCGGCACCGCCGGCGCCAGTGTCCTGGACGTGACGCTGCGCTGGCAGTTCGACAACGCCGAGGCGCCGGGCCTGCGAATCACCGCCAGCCGCATCGTGGCTTGGCCGTTCGTGCCGGATTGGGCCGATGGCGTGAAGGAGACCCTGGCTTGGCTGACCGACGTTCTACAGAGCGAGTCCGGCGCCGAACAGCGCCGGGCCTTGCGCCTTGCGCC